AGATAAAGAGGGCCAGTCCAGTTGATGGTGTAACCACCGTCGAGGATGTTACCCCGAGCAGCATTCCGAGCAGGAGCATTGTATCCAGCGGCTTTCAGAATGTCACCCTTCCGAAACTTCTTATCGTTATCGGTGTTGACAACAAAACCCCAAACGCTACCACCGGCGGATATCTTGATGTACTTAGTTCCCACCTTGTAGGTGATTTTCTCGTTGAACTCAGCAATCATCTTCTTATTGATTTCCGTCAAAGCGTCTAGACCCTTGGCAGCAGCACACCGTGTGGTCCAGTTGAGATAGTCTGCTTTGATGTTCTCAATCAGGGTGGTCATTTCGTTGTTCATTTCTCTTTCCTTCTCTCAGTTTATGACTAACTATACCACACGAAAAAGAATCTGTCAACAGAAAAATTAACTTTTTTCCATTAACTTCAGAAATTCCTTCTTCATCAACAGATCAGCCTTCACTGCACGGTCATCACCCATAGCACGGTGCTTCTTAAGGTTCTCTTCAATCGCAATCAGTGCTTCTTTGTAAGTCATGTCAACTCCGTATCTCGATTATGTCTTATAGTACCATACGGATTCGGATATGTCAACAAAAAAATGACCTATTTTGAAAGTTTTTTATCCACCTGATGCCATGCCGGGTCTTTGTGGATAAACCACTCTTTCCTCACCGTCATCAACCATATACTCATCTGTCCAGTTAAACGCCTCTTTGACTACATTTGCAGATAGACCCTTATAGACCTGATGCAACTTCTTGTCCTTTGCAGCAACAATCAACTTTGCTTCATCTGCATGTAGACCCTCAAGCATCTGAACAAACATTGTCTCACGTTTGTTCTGGGTCAACTGACCATTACCACCCCTGATAAAGTTAAACAGGGTTCTTGCCTCTTGCGAGAGAAGAGTGTGTTCTGTTCCCTCTGGTGCCTCATTTGGCGTGTATGGGACATCACCCTCTGGAAGAGCCCACTCAATCTTCGGATCAAACGAAGCTTTGATAACCATGCGAAGGGAGTCTGTATTGTACTTTTGTAGATACTCAATCTTGTCCTTCTTGGTCTTCAACTTTGCAACTTTTTCTAAAATCTCTGAAAACAGAGGCGTATATGTATCGAATGCCATTTTAAAATTCTCCTATCGATTCAACGAGATTACGCAATCTCTTTTGTGTAAAATAATTTAGTAGTTTGCTACGGTCACCTTCTGGTGCACTATGCCACTCGTCTAGAATTTTGAAGAAGAGTTCAGCAGGCGATTTGGTCAGGTCAATCAAAGTTTCATTCCTCTGATAGTTTCTCTTAACCTCATCGTTAGGAAGATTACCATCAACGATAGATACAATCTTTTTCTTACTCAGTGGTTTCTGACGTAGACCATCAACAAACGTATTGTCTGGTGATAACACATTGGGGACACCATCACTAGAGTCACCTTTCACAATGTGCTCGTTTAGATATTCCTCTGGGTCAACACCGTTCACATACTTTTTGGTGATAGGGCTGTACTGTGATACATTACGATACTTCTGCAACTGAATGAAATCTTTGTCACCAGAAAGAATAAGTGTCTTACCGTTTTCATATTCTAACTCACCACACAGAACTGCAATAATATCGTCTGCCTCTGCACCATAGACCTCAATAAACTTGTAAGGGAAGAACTCTTTCAGTTCTGCCTTGATGGTATTCAAACACTCAAAGATGGCATCCCAATTCAGATTGGAACTGTCCCGTGTCTTTTTGCGATTACGTTTGTAGTTGGGGAAGTAGTCACGACGCCAGTAGTGCTTTGAATCATAACAGAGAACCAGTTCTCCATACTCCTCAAAAAACTTAGTGCGATACATACGCACGGAGTTTAAAATCATGTGTCGAACCATATCAATGTCTGGTTCGACTTTCTTATTCATGTTCAAGTGCATCATCACACTAGCCAGACTTATCTGGTTCATGTCTACTAAAATCATATCAACCTCTATTTATAATCGACGCATTGAAACTCATCATGCGTCTTTCACCCTCGACAGAGAATGGATATACAAAATGTCTCAACCATGAAGGAAACACCAAAAACTTACCAACCTCTGGCTTGAACTTCATACCGTCATTACGAAAACTTTGACTCTCACCAAATGTAAATTCGATAAGTCCCTTTGCCGGATAGTGGTCCTTGAAATCTTCATCCCATTCCTCTGTCATACCCTTTGGCACCTTGAGATAAATCGCTGCAGAAAAGTCACCGTTATGATGATGAATAGGATTAAAATCCCCTGCATACTGACTAACCACCCAACTCTGTGTCAGGTGGATATTTTCAATAGTTGGTTTTTCTCCTTCACCCACTATTTTATTATAACTCTGTGCGCGGTTTTTGTCAATGTTATAATTTAAATAATCCAAACATCCCTGTTTCATTGTTTGGAAAAGATAGTTACGGTCATCTGCATCCGTAACAGGGATTTGAATTTCTTTGCTTACCTTACCGACAAGCTTGTGTGACCAATCCCATTTTTTACTTTTATCCTCATCTGATAGTACATCATCAGCAACAGTGTTAACAATCTTAACAAACCGTTTTGATACAGTAGTCTCTAGGATTGCAGGGCTGTACGGTTCATGAAACTTCGGGGCCATCATCTTCCTCCATTTTTACTAACTCAACAAAGTCATTTAGAGTATCAACTCGAATGACTGTACGGTGTGAGTTGTCAAGTTCAACTGTGGTTTCTGTGACCACATCTACAAAATTGTGCAGAGGATACTCTAGTTTTGCATCACGGTATAAAAGTGATTTTACAAACTCAATAATAATAGCTAAGTCACGCGAAAAAGTTTTATCTGACATATCCACATCATTATCACTCATGATTTGAATCATGTCCATAGTTATCTTTTGAGAAAGTTCCTCACAAAACTCCATCTCTTCTCGACGGAGTAATTCTTCCTCACTTTGATTTATTACCTTTTTTCGCCACGGACCTCTTATTACGTTGTCTCCGTTTGGGCTTTGGTTCTCCGTCATTTACAATTCCTCTGTCTTCATCATACATTTCTTCAGTATATACGCATCCCATATCTGGATAGAACACACCTACGTTTCTTTTTGGGTTTCCATCCTTATCATAAGCAAGAGCGTAACACCGATTCCTAATCTTGTGTTCCTGATACTCTCCATAAAATACATCTGTCCAATCACCAGTTCGAAGGTAGTTTTGCATATTCCTAACATACCCTTCGTGAATGTTTAGTTGTGCCTCTGCACCTTTAACTTTCTGTCTCACTTGTTGACGAACAGACTTTGCTAAATCCTTTTGTGTCTTGATCCACTTCTTAACATTTGCGGGACTCAATCCGTGGTCATCTGGTAGACTGCGAAGACTCTCATGAATACCTGACTTTCCATAGTCAGGGTTCTTTGCAGCCCTTGCTGCTCTTGCTTTCTCTAAACGTTTTGATGCAGCCTCGCGTTGCTCCTCGGTCATGGGTTTGCGAGGTTTGCGTCTCTTAGGTGCCCTCCACTCACTGTTATCAGTTTTAACAGTTACCTTTTTTCTAGGCATCTCAGTATCCTTCGTTTTCCATTCGTTTCTTTAACTCACGTTGCACTCGACGTTTTGCAGCGTTCTTTGCTTTACGTTTCTTTTGTCCTTTCGTTTCATAAAATTCACGCTCGCGTAATTCATTGAACATACCTTCTTCGGTAAGCTTCTTTTTTAGAATCCTTATCGCCTTATCGACATTGTTGTTACGAACTTCAACTCGCACTTAGTTTCTCCTCATGTTAGCAACCTCTGTTGCTTGCTTCTTACCACGAACTGGTACTGCATTAGATTTATGCATCTGGGCAATACCGATAATCTCAGTGCCCGTGTACACGTTCTCTTTCTTCTTTGCCATAGTGGGATTGTAGAATTGGTCGGAGTTAGAGGATTCGAACCTCTGACCCCCTGCTCCCAAAGCAGGTGCGCTACCAGACTGCGCCAAACTCCGTTTGGGTTTTGATTGTTTAGGCTCAGACACGCCCATCTTTTTTAGAAACTTTGCGTGTTGACGTTCTGCCTCTAGAAGAGACTTCGACTTCTTTTTCTTTTTGCGTTTCTTCGTACTCGTAGTCGTATAGTACGAAGGCAACATATGCATTCCACTCATAAAATTAATACTACATCAGTTGGGGAGATTTGTCAAGATGCTTTTTTATACTCTTTGAGAGTCTTCGCAATAACCTCTGAGATTGGGACAAGTTCTTTGTCACCATTCTCATCCATCTTGGTTGCGATAAAACCATCTGTCTCTAGCTTTGACAACATGCTCTCAATCACATCTGTTAGATTGGTTCTCGTAGA